GATTATTTATCCTTGTGACTGGAAGCTCAATAGCAACGGCACAATGAGTCACAAGGATAAATAATCATGGATGACTTTCGCGTAGATGTGGACATTGATCCAGCATTGGAAGCAGTGACCCGATTTCAGTCGATCAAACGCTGGCACATGATCGACACGACCCGCACGCAGTCGATCGCTGAGCATTCGGCGAATGTAGCGCTGCTGGCCTACCATATCAGTATCACCGCTCCCGAGGTATACTTCGGTTCTGCTCATGGTGTGTTGGGTCCGGCACTGTTCCACGACTTGCCTGAGGTATTTTGTGGCGATATCCCGACCCACACAAAAAAGTACCTGACTGGTATCAAGGAATTGGAAGAGCGCCTGACGCCCCCACAGTTCAAGTACGAGGTAGACGAAAAGGTACGTGCCTTGGTCAAGCTCTGCGATCTGGCGGACGGGATCCGGTTCATCGAACGTTACGGCGTGGACCGTGTTGCCATTTTTGCCACTGACGGGTTGCGTGCTCAGATGTCGGTCAAACTGCTATCCGCCCGTGCCGCTTGGCCAACGCACGTGTTCGAGCACGTTAACGACAAAATCCAGACCTACGTGTCACAATGAACAAGCTGGAACTCGAATTCCGTAAACGCTTGTGCGACAAAATGGCAGGTCGCTGGCTCGTGGCCATTCACGTGGAAAACCACTTGAATCCGGGAGTCCCCGATCTGTCTTATGTGATGCTGGACCAGTTCAAGCCGATCTACGAAACTGGATGGCTTGAACTCAAGGCGGCTGAACATCGAGCGGTTCCAAAATTCGAGGTGGAACCCTCCCAATATAACTGGATGCGACGCTATGCTCATCGTGTCCCTACGCATTTTTTAATCTTGGTCGGTACGCGATGCTACCTGCTAGATGGAAAAGTACACTCACTCTTGGTTGGACCAGTGACGCTGGAACAGTTACAAGAATGGGCGATAGTGGTGTTTGAAGAACAAGAATTAATACAGACGCTTCCAATAATTTTAAAGGGTTTGACCCAGAGGGGTGATGATGGAACTGAAAGAGTTATATAAAGACGTAAAACCTGCAGTGATGATCAAGTCGGCGCTCGATTTGATCCACGAGCCGGGAGAGGTGTTTGAGGTACGGATCCCCAAGACTAAAGCGGGGACGTTGAGCGGATATTTTAACGACACGTCAAAAGCCGCACTTGTGCTGTCGAGGGAAAACGGGAAGCACCAAGCGATTTACGCGACAGTGAACCCGGTGAAGCCGTCCCTGATGGCCCGGATGGAAAACCAAATCGGGATCTCGCACACGACCACGACGGACAGTGAAATTGAGCGCCGCCGTTGGTTCCTACTGGACTTTGACCCGGTACGCCCGACGGGGATCTCGTCGACAAATGGCGAATTGGCGATGGCCGAGGATACCGCGATCCGGACCGCCGAATGGTTGACCAGCCTTGGATGGCCTGAGCCGATCCACGCCAGCAGCGGCAATGGCTGGCACTTGATGTACCGGATCGACGAGCCGAACGACGACGCGACTAAAATCGACATCGAATTCGCCACCAAAATGTTGTCATCGATCTTCACCGACGACAAAGTACAGGTCGACACCACTGTCCATAATGCGTCACGGATCTGGAAGGTATATGGCACAGTCAGCAGCAAGGGGTCACACACTTCTGAACGCCCACACCGGGTCGCCAGTCTTGCGAAAGTCCCGAACGTACTCGGGGTCGTAACAACGGCACAGATCGAGAATATCGCCCGTGCTCTTCGTGACGCCAAATCCGAAGAATATAAGGACATGACGGGTGAGTATATCGGGGATATGGTCAAGTGGCTGACCGATCGTGGCCAAACCGTCGTGAGTGGTCCCCGCCCAATGTTCGGTAACGAGGGCCAGAAATGGTTGCTCTCGAAATGCGTGTTCGATGCGAACCACCAGACCCCGATGGTCGGACTGGTCAATAACCGTCCTGTCTACCGTTGTCTCCACAATTCCTGCTCTTCGTATCGCTGGAAAGAATTCCGCGAGAAGATAGACCCGAATTATAAAGACCCGGACACCATCTTCGCCCGACTGAAAGAATGGTGCGACAGCGACAGCGAGAAGCCCGACGCCGAACTGCTTCAAGCCGCCAGCGCCACCGGAAAGCAATTGACAGGGATCATCAAGAAGGTGGCCAAGCTATGTACCCGAGCACGGGTTCACGCACTGGAAGGATTCCTGAAAGAGGAGCGCCGCCGATTCCTGAAAGAGACAATCGGAGAGAACAATGAGAAAGGCAACTTGGTCGGCCTGATCAACCGGACCCGCGAGATGCAAGAAGCCGGAGACTCCCCAATGTACTGGATCGCTGACTATGATCACCGGATCCGGTGCGGAAAAGTCGGAGACGTGACAAGTCCGAAAGCGTCCGAAGCGGAAGAGATCGCACTGATGGTGAAATACCACTCACTCGGTGACTCTTGGGTCAAGCAGACCCACACGGCACAAGTGATCAAATTCCTCGCTGAATCCTACCGGGTGAACCCGCTCAGGGCATTCTTGAAGGCGAAGCGTTGGGACGGCGTGGAACGCCTAACAACATGGCTCCCGCACTATATGGGGACAAAAGATGACGAGTACACCCGTGCCGTTGGCCGTAAATGGCTGATCTCTGCCGTTGCTCGTGCTATGGAACCCGGCTGTCAAGCTGACCACATGTTGATCTTCGAAGGTCGCCAAGGCGTCGGCAAATCCCGAGCCGCCCGAATCGTTGGAGGCCAGTTCTACACGGAGTTTTCAGGTACAGTACACGGCAACACCGCGATGAAAGATCTGGTGGCCGCGATCAGCGGAAAAGTGGTAGTCGAGATGTCGGAATTGGCCACAATGCGACGCGCCGAGATCGAGTCATTGAAGGCGATTCTCACAACCACAGTCGACGATGTGCGGCTGAGTTACGAACGCGATGTTAAATCCTATCCCCGCACTTGTGTGTTTATCGGCACGACGAACGAATTAGGTGGAAGCTACATTGCCGACGCCACGGGTGCTCGTCGATTCTGGCCAGTAGCGGTCGCGATGGAAGGACCAGTCAAAGCCAAGCAATTGGAAGAGGATGTCGATCAGTTGTGGGCCGAGGCAGTGGAGGCGTACGAAAACCATGAAGATTGGTTTACGGTTCCACGCGAACTGGCTATGATGGAACAAGCGGATCGCCAAGTCACCGTTGAAGACGCTGAACCTTGGTATCCACGAATCCGAAACGCCCTTACGGATCCGGACAGCTTCGCCGAAGTGTTCCATGTCCGGGACGAGTACATGTCGGGTCAGAAGACCGGAGGGTTCACTGTCCGTGCTGGATCGTTCAGTGCAATTCTTAGCGTTATCATTGGACTGGAGCCAGCGCGACAATCCGGGATCGACGTGATCCGGGTCCGAAAAGTGCTGGAGACGATCGGATTCAAGAAGGTGCGACCATCGAAGGGATGGCACGGGTCGAGCTACGCATACGATCTTTCCCGCGAATCTCAACCCCACCTGTGGCCAGCAGTGATAGCGGCCAAAAACGCCCTCAAATTCCCGAAGCACTCCAAGGAAGAAGAGGAATCTTGATCAAGCGAATGGACGAGTACCGGCCTTATCAATGATCAACGCTTGCCGCCTTGGACTCGTATCGGTGCTATTCGGAACACTGATATGGGTCCATCGGTCGAACTCCCGAATCACTTGATCGAATCCGATACCACTAGCGATAACTTTACGTACCACCTCGTCGGGGGTCATTCCGGGTACACGAATGTCGGCGGCACACCCGATCCGGTGTTGACTGGTATCGCGGCTACCCACGGCGTCGTTGACCTTTTTGGACCGAAAGGCTGAATTGATCATGATCGGTTTACCACCGAGCACCACTTTAATCTGTTCCAGCATATCAGAGAGGCGCTTGAGATTCTCAAGTTCCTGATCGGTGGGCGTGTTGTCCCATCCATTACGTTCCGCAGTCTCGGAGACGGTCAACTCGTCGAGTGTGAAGTGTGGCGTCAAGTTCATTTTTTAACTTTCATATCCATAATTTTTTCAAGTGTTCGACCGCCGAAGTAGAAGGACATGATTAACATACCCCACTGCCCCAGCAACTCGACGTAGGCTTGGTTGGTTTCAAGATCAAACGCAGACATCATGGCAAACGTAGAATACGCCACCAAGATGAAAATTAGAGTCATGGGTCGGATGTTCTTGGACAGCCACGAGTCAGACCCCATGTCGGCCTTGAGGCGCTCTGTTAAGTTGTTCTGCTCGGTCTTGTACAAGTCAGTCTCATTTGCCATCTTGGCAAGTTCACCGTCCTGCGCCATCTTCGCCAGTTCGAGTTGTGCCTTGGCCTTGGCCTCTGGATCGGGTACGAGTTTGTCAATCAGCTTTTCGCCGATGCCAAGAATTGCGGTTAATGGGAACATCAATTACCTCGCTTTGTTAACATGGCGCTGGCGATCTCCAGCATGAATTTGGTTTGCTGTAAGTCCTCTGGAGGTTGCGCCCACCCGATTGTGACTTGACCTACAAACCTGTGATTGTCCGGCGGTACGCTTATCCGACAGGTGAAGGCAACACCCTTTTCAATATACCACAGACCGACTTCCGATTGCGCATACCGATATTCACCGCACGGGATCTCGTTGGTCATCAGTTTGACAACATCACTATTGTTCGACGCGTTTTGGCTGAATAGTCCAACGTCGATGTCCTCAATGCTCTTGTCGCGCCCGTCCTTGGTATATGCCTTGTACAATACTCGAGAGTTGAACAATGGGTTGACTTTGAAAACGGCAACTACGATTGCACCCGTGTGTTTGAACAGCAAAGCACTGGCCTCGTCTGCTCTGGCTGTGTTTATCTCCGGCAACTTCTTGGACTCCTTGTAGGCATCCAGCATGAAGGTCTGGTTCTGCCACAGGAAGTACCCAGCGAAGGCCACCACGCCCATGATGAGGATGGCGAACAGCTTGAACGGCGAGTCCACATACCCGAGCACCTTGTCGAGTGTTGAGTTGGCGTTTAGCTTCTCGTCGCTCATCGCAGGTGCTTCATGTAAATGACGATGCCGCCGATCAATAGCGCGGCAAGGATCAACGAGGCGATGCCGATGGCGATGTACTCAGCCATTTGGACCAGTCTTGCCGCCCTGCGTGCTGCCTCACGCTTGGCCGCTTCCTGCGCCTCTCGACGCTTTCTGGCTGCGGCGGCTTGGAAATTCACCCAGTCATTCCACATGCCCGGACGACCAGCATAGACCATGCGCTCCCTGAGTTCTTCTTCTTGTTGCCTGAGTTGCTCAAGCGCCATGAACTCCTCAAGGTCCGAGCCACCACCCTTCTGGGTGGCTTTCTCTTGAATCTTGGCTTTGTTGTCGAAGTAGTCAAAGACCCGGCTACCAAGCTGGTGCAACTCTTTGCCATTGGCAAGTGCGCCCTTGATGACCGCAAATGCAGCGTTCGCTGCTGCAATTTCCGCAAGCATAATTTGCTCCGATTATTTAACTACCCATATCGCAGCAAAGATCGTTCCCGCCATGCTGACCAACATCAACCCGGCGGTCTTTATCATGATGCCCTCGATGCGCTTGAGCCGAGCATTGATCTGGTCATATCTGATAGCACAAACCTCTTCGTGTGTCGAAAGCCGTGCCTCAGTTGCGTCGATTTGGTTCATTAAATGCCTTGACCCGGAGTGACGTAAACAGTTGTACCTGACGCTGCGTAACCGCTGAAATAAGTGTCTTTATTAAAGCGGACGATTTCAACCGCACCGGGAAGCAGCGGAATGGCTGCAGCGGGAGACCCACCGACTGGTGCAACGGAGTTGGCCATGGCTTCTGCTGCGGTAGCACCAGTGCCTATAAAAACAGTAGTCACACCGCCATTAACAAAGCGGTATTGACCAACGTTCTGTGGGTCGAACTTCGTAAACACTGGGGCTTGAATACCCGACGGCGCTGTTGCTGCTGCTGCTACGGCAATAGTATTACCGAGGGGAGTGAATGCGATTTGTGAATTGGTGGACATGATAACTCCTTATGGAAGAATGCGCTTGTTTTTGCGCCGGGTGTAAATACATCTGCCAATCTGGAATGAGAAATCCCACCCCAGGTTGTTGCCTGCATCAATGTTGTTGTTGGTGGTGTAAGCGTTCCAGGTTGTACCGCCAGTTGCGTTGATGTCTTTGATGGTCAAGTAAATGGAATTGACTGTACCACCGGCCTGCGAGAGCGTAGCCTGAGTTCCTGCCAAGGTCGATTGCAAGAACTTTTGGTTTGTTCCGCTAGTAGCGAATGCGCCCACGGTAGAAGTCACGCCGTTTTTAAGCTGCACTGTACCATTGGTAATGGTAAACGCTCTGGCTGAACCTTGAGTCAATGCGTCTTGAAAAGCAAACGTTCCACCAATTCCGTTAAAGATAAAAGGATTGTCAAATATCACCCCTGCGGTGGTGATTGTCTTTATGCCCGAAGTAGCTGCAAACGTCATTACGCCAGTGCCAGCAGCTTTGGTCATGTTGGTTGATGCTGTGAAACTACCGTAAATTGTAAAACTAGTATTACCTGTTTGTTCCCCACCATAACCAGTTGGGTTTACGCCATCAGTAAAATCTAAATCACGGACTGCACCATTAGATGAAAAAGCAAGAGTACCAGTTCCCGCAGTAATTCTAAAAGAAATACTATTAGCTTCACTTACTGCTTGAGCGTTAATAGTCCTTGCTGTTGCGCTGTTGTTGGTTGCAATAATCAAAGGTGTGCCAGTGACTGTCATAGTCAAAGAGCCAGTAAAAATTGTTCCCGTACTGTTCAGAGAAATGGTGTTTGTGCCAAAAGCAAGCGTGCCCGTAAAAGTTGAACAGGTCAGGGTCTGAACAGTAATGTTGCTATCAACGGTAACAACACTAGCACCAGAATTTGAATCAAGCCTTGCGGCATCGGCAGAGCCAGGTGGAGTTGTAATAATGGCCCCGCCAGATGTTGTTCTCCAGTTGGTCAAACTACTCCAAACTCCATCGCCGCCAACCCAGTATTTAGTTGCCATTTTTATTCCTCAGTTTTTCAATCTGCTGGGGTGAGGTGCTTTTTAAATCAGCAATCAACCGCTTGCGCGTACTGCGGTAAAGATTTCAAATGCGCGTAGGCTTGTGCGTCCCAACGATTGTCGCCCTCGGGCTTGAACACAAATCCTTTTTCGCTGACGATCTTTTCTGCGGCTGAGTTTTCATAGCCACGCAGAACAAACACCAGTTGGTTTTTGCCGCCGCCGAGGTTTTCCACTCGGCAGTATTGGTTGTTGATTTCAAGAGCCATTTTGATTTCCTTTAATTTAGTTCGCCGTAATTTCCATCATTGCGCAATTGCTCGTACTTGTATGTAAACCGGGTGCTTGCCAAATTGATTGCACCGGCAGTCGGGTTATACAACTGAACAATAGACGCATCCGACTGAGGTTGCACACTCATGATTAAGCCATTTAAATACCTGCTTGGAAAAACGCTCACGGACGCACCTATGGCTATTGCAGTTGGTTGCGGGATATAAAACTCATACGTTGCGCCAGCAGCAATGCTTGGCAGATCGTATGTGACAGAATTTTCAAACAGATTTGAAACGCTGCCGCATGTTAGGACCGCCGAGCCTTCCAAGTCATACAACACGCCCACACCAGACAATGCGTTGCCACGATAACTTATTTCTGTGTCAGAAACCGCGCAGATGCCACGGATCGCAATACCGGAAGCCGACGGATTGCGTATAAAGTTGTTGCTGATTTGACCAGTTGGGGCTACTGCGCTTCCACTCAGCGTTTCAGTTCGGATACCCGCGCCGCGATCATCCGAGGGGATAGACAAGTTCGCACCACTCCACGAAATAACGCTACTCGATTCGCTGACTGTCCAACTTGTTGACAGCATTCGTGTTGGGTAACGATAGGTCACCACAAAGGCAGTGCCGTCATTGCTGAACGATGTGAATTGCAGCAATCCGTTTGGCATCACCGATGCTGTGCCCGTATCCCTTGCGGTGGCAAGAATTGTCTGCAAGTTGGTGATGGTGTCGGCTTGACTTGCACCAATCAACACATCAATTGCGGTGTTGCTGTTGATGGCGCTTGGAGTTGCGACAAACGTGCAAACAACACCGTTCAGCGTAATTGTGTCTGCCGCTGTGGGGTTGCCGCTAAATGTTGCAGTTGCAGCGGGGAACGATGCTGCATTGAATGGCTCAATCTCCCAAATTGAATTGCTGTCCACCAAAGAATTTGCACACGAGAACAGCATGATTGCGTTTGAGCCGGATTCGCTGATGCTGTTTCCAGACACCACAAGGGCGTTTATCAGAATTCCTTCAATTGCACCAAGCGATTCAGTCGAGTTTTTGCCGCCGCAATACGTCAATGTGTTGCCGCTGATAACAACACCATCGCCCGTATCACCGCCGACACCAACATCTCCGTCGGCCACGATTCCATAACTCATGCCATCACGCGATGGGTAAATCAAGGGGTCATTTTCAATCGTGTTCCCAGTTACAGCGCAACGTCTAGCGCCCGCATCTTGCGCAGTTGTAGCGCCACCTACGTAGGAGACAAGCGCAATACCAGCTCGACAATTACGAACAGTATTTCCAACAACCGAAATGTTGTAACCGCCGTGCGTATCAATACCTTCCCATGTTTTGACGTTGTAAACGTAATTGCCAGTTACGGCCACGTCATGGGACAGCGGGCGACCAACGGTGTTACCGTTGCTGTTGCATGTGATTGCAATGCCGTAGGCGTTATCGAAAGAGCCAACAACACCGGTGGGGTGAATGTCACCAATCCTGTTATTGGAAATCACGCCTTGGTTACTTGATAGCGCTTGAACACCAGCGTAACCAATATTTGAAATGTCGCAGTTTGTGACATAGAAGTTTTGACACATTCTAAAAATCACACTCTCGCCTTGCCAATCGACAATAGTGGCGTCTTGAATGCCTACGTTTTCAATGTAGGTTGGTGGCGTTACTGAGTCGTTTTCGACGCCGTAAAACGTAATTCCGTAATCCCCGCTGTTTGTGGTCGGCGCAACTTCTTTCCATGTACCGCCCAAGATTTTTACGTTGCTGGCCGTAATGCTGACCGCATCGTTTTGTAGGCCACCGCTTCGCGTTCCGTTGAAGCGCACGGTTGCACCATACGCCGAAATGGTCATTGCTTTGTTGATGACCAAACGCGAGCCGCAATAGAAGGTGTACCCAGCGTTAAAAATCAAAGTGCCGCCAGTTGGCGTTGCATCAATGACTCTTTGAATGTTCACGGTGTCGTCGGTGCTGTTGTTGCCAACCGCACCAAAGTCCAGCACAGTGAACAGTTGACGCATTTTGTCTTGTGCTGTCTGCTCGACTGCGCCAGTTCCTGATTGTTGAAATGAGACCAATGCGCTGCTAGTGCGCTCGGTGGCCTCTGGTGCGCTGTAGACCTGACTGCCTTTGCTATTCTGCACCCTGATGCTGTAGTCGCTGTTCACGTACATGCGTGCAGGTGTGCCGTTGCGTGATGGGTAGCCGTTGAGGGTGCGTATTGGCTGAGGTGCTGCGATGGTGAGTGCTGCGTCCCAATATACATTAATTGGGTTGCCTTGGGGGTCGAGGTTGGCCGTGCCAATCCAGATATACCCGGCTTCAAGCGGCAAACCATCCGTCTCGGTGAAGATCGGAAAGGTGGGCTGGATCGAGAGTGCGGACATTTACTGGTTCTCCTGTTCTTCGGGGACTGGCACTCGCTGTTCAGCAGCAAGAGTGGACATCAAGCGTTTAATAAGTGCGGCTTCTTCAGCGCTACCGGGTTTAGTGCGGGGAATCTGCATCAACAGGTTGCGGACGGGGGCCGATTCGTAAAGTCGAGCAGCGCCACCGACAGTGCCCATAAGAGCAGCGGTTTTCACTGCACCCGGCAAACCACCCGAGAGAGCACCACCACCGACGCCGAGCATTGCATAAAAATTCTGAACACCTGAAGGGGGCAGCAGCGCTGCTTCGGAAGCGCGACGAGTGGTGTTAATCACACGAGCCAAGCCTTGGATCCGGTTGAGGTCGTCGCCCGAGAAGAAGATATTGATCGACTTGCCGAGATCTTTGACCTGAGTCGCGAATCGCTCTGGACTCACATCATCATTTTTAATAGCTTTCTCGAATGCCCGAGTGACGATCGCTGAACGAGCGTTCGCACGACCAGCGGGGGTCAGGCTTCGGTAGAGTTGGGCCACTTCACTGGGTTTCGAACTGAAAAGCAATCGGTTAACGGTCTCAGGTATCGCTTTACCTTCACCGAGCACTGATTTTAATGTGGTAAGCTTCAAATCACCACTCATTTCTTCCAGTCGGTTATTAGCTACTTTCCATTTCATGTAGTCACGGCGATCACCGTTTTGCTGAATGAAGTCGCCCATGTCGTTGGTCAGCGACTTATAAACATTCGAGACGGCTTTGTCACCGATACCACGAATGTTGGTCAACTCGGGGGCTTTGAAACTCTGGCTCAGCTGCTTCCGTAACAACTCCACGTTCGCCAAATCTTGGCCTTGGATCGACGCTTTCCAGTCACGCAGGATGTTGATCGCTGGCTGCATCTGTTCCGAACGCATCCCGGTCAAAGTGGCGATTTCGTTGTCGATCGCGTTCACGGTACGACTCACGTCGACCGCTTTACCGGATACATCGTCGACCATGACTTGACCGAGTTGTCTTTTCTCAACAGCCGCCGTATTAGCTTCTTCGATCGCTTTGCGATATTCGGCGATTCGAACGTTCAAACGGTCAATCCGTTGTTGGCCAGCCCACCCGAGGTCACGCCTGGTCAGGTTGTTAACGCGGTTCACGAGATTCGCTTGATCAGCGTAAAGCTTACCCGCCTTCTGTGTCAATTCATCCGCTTCGTCGATCATTTTCTGGCCGAGCACTGCGTTAGATTGAGCACGGGAGATCTTGCTGATTACTTCTTCTTTCGCACCAACGTATTTAGTCAGGTCGTCACCACGCTTCGTGGCCAGATCCTTCATGATCTTGGTCGACAGCACTTGTGGATCGTCTATCCCGAAATCCGACGCGATGTCTTTGACTGCTTGAATCCGTTGTTCCTGCTGCTGTTGGCGCACGGGACCAGTGCCGACCAACGGGATCCGCTCCCCGATAGTCTGCAACCACTTGGATGCAAAAGTACGAGGGGGCACCACGTCCGAGGTCATAACCCGAACTCCGGCACGCTCTGCCTCCGCGAGATCCGAGGGCAGCTGAACGGGGGCACGAGGAGCTACGGCACGAGCACCCGCCATGCCACCACCGATACCCGCGACGACCTGCCCGATGGGTCCGAGACCCGCCTCCTGTGCTATCTGACTAGCAGCACCCGCTCCAGCACCGCCAGCGACTTGGGCCACGGGCTTGGTGGCCAACATTCGGCCAACTTCGCGAGTCACGGGAGCGGCAGCACCTGCAGCAGCTTGGATTGCCTTACCTGCCCCGACGAATCCCCCCGCCCCGGCAGCACCTGCAGAAGTCGATTGAACAATTCGTTCCGCCTCTGTCTTCGGTTGTGCGACACCAATACGGGTCAGCAAGTCTTCCATCGCCTGAGTCGGCAGCGTGTACTTGGTCCCGAGCATACTGTTGATAGTACTGACGATTGGGTCACCAAGTGTTGTAGCCAAAGCGCCAGCGCCAGCACCTGCGATCGCTCCGGGGATCGCACCGACACCACCTACGGGAGCACCGATCATAGCCCCGAGAGCCGCTCCTCCGGCCACGGGAGCCACTCCACGAGTGATCGCGCCCATCAGCCCGGTCGCAGTAGTCTGTGGGCCTTCGGCTGAAGTGTCCTCGACCACTGGAGTAACTTCTGGAGTTGCGGCTTGTGGTTGTTGGGCAGTGGGCTGTGCTTCTGCACTTGGAAAACGCACATCGACCTCTACGCCACGACCCTCAGGGGTCTGGACGTTGAATACCTGAGCACGTTGAGCGAAGGCAGCTTGAGCCGCTTGCCCGATTTGCTCTGGAGTCGCACCTTCTGGACCCTCAATGCTGAGGACACTACCGTCAGGAGCTTGGACTTTGTAAATTTTCATCCTTTACCCCGGCAACAATCTAAATCCGGATGGCATTCCCGGAGTTGTACCGCCACCACCTGCAGGAGGAGCGGCTGGCGTTGTACCGCCACCTGCTGGAGCGCCACCACCGAAGCCGTACTTCGCAGCGTTCGGGTAGGCAGCGGCCTTCTTCAAAATACCATTGTAAATATTTTCCAGACGATCAAGGTTACGAATAATATCCGCGTCCTTCTGGTTCAGATCGATAGAACCCAGCACACTTTGCAAGAATTTCAATTCCTGTTCGGTAATGTTACCAAGAGCACCACCAGTCGGGGATTCAGCACGCATTTGGTTCAAGCGGTCAAAACCGATGTTGGCTTGAATTGTACGAACCAAACCTTCAGCAGATTTTCGGGCAGAGCCAGCAACACTGCTGGCGACCTCGCCCGTAACCCCGGTGACTGGATCGACCACCTTTTGCTTCTTGATAGCGTTCCGCAGCGCCTTCACATCATCCAGCACAATCGTCGAAGCTGTGACTGCAGATTCAGCAGCAGCAGCGCCTTTACCAGCAGCAGCTTCCAATTCACGAGCCGTTTTCGAACCGGGGATCACTTCCATGGCGACTGGTTTATTGCCGTCGTAGGTCATCCGGTAGTCAGGGGGGATCGACCCGATCTGGGGAGGCAAGTTAACCGTGACACCGCCACCACCGACAGCAGTGATCTTGCCAGTGTTTACATCCTTCTGGTAAGTGTTGCCAGCCGGGAGACCCATTGCTTTCACGCTGGATGGAGTCATAATCTCGAAGCGTTCACCAGTCGCGCCCAAAGACTCGATTTTTCCAGTCTTCGTGTTGCGTTGATAGGTATTACCCGCTGGGAGACCCAGAGTCTTGACCTTTTCGGGAGTTATGACTTCGAAGCCTTCAGTCACCTGAACGCCAGTCGCATCAGCGATCTTCTTGAATTTGTCGGGATTCAGAACCGCCAACGCGAAATTGGTACCAGACTGAGCACCTTTGATGTCCCCGGATTTCAGCGATTCGCGAATCTGTTCATAAACACCGACAGGCTGTTTTGAATTCTTGCGTGCTTCGATGATTAAGTCAAGTTCAGCAGAGGCAGCGTCAACGTTGCCTTTTTCCAACGCGTTCGAAACCTTAGCTCCGGAAAAGAACTCGTTATCGACACGCTCTTGACCATACATCTTCGCCGCATCACCGAACGCCTCCCGGAATTGAGGGTACTTGGTGATCATGTTCGCCCAAGTCGATTGAGTTGGATTGGCTTGTGCAGCGGCCAGATCTGTCGCGAACTGCTGCTTCATTTGAGCGGCCTGTTGAGCGGCCTCTCGCTTTTCTTGCATCTCGCGAATACCGGCACCAAGCCTCAACCCCTCGCCCAAGCTTTGCGCCAGATTGACCTGAGGGATCTGAGCCATGTAATTAATAGGTTGTACCATGATTTAGCCTCAGCCGAAAATGGAACCGCTTGGGCGAAGACCTTGGCCACCACCCATGTAACCCAAGTTGGAAGCGCCAGCACCAGCACCAGCACCAGCACCAGCACCAGCACCAGCACCAGCACCGCCGAAACCACCCATCGCACCAGCAATAGTACCAGCAATCTGTAATAACTGTCCGAACGTTTGACCGGGGACAGCACCTTGCGCTATTTGACCACCAGCCGTTGCCGCACCTTGTTGACCGAATAGGTTTGACACGTTCGACCCGAGTGTTTGGCCCGCCGCCGCTTGACCCGCTGCTGCATTTTGGCCCATTGTCGACAAGCCACCGAGCCGAGTGTATTGTTGGTTGATCAAATCACTGAGAACTTGAGGACGGAATTGGGCAAGTGCGGCTTGAACATTACCACCACGAAGACCGCCAGTGGCAGCAGCATTCTGAAGAATGGCGTTTTCGCCCTGTTGTATCATGGCCTGAAATTGTGGAGAACCTTCGATTCCGGCAATTGCTTGCTGCTGTGCCCCAGCGCCACCGAGTCCAAGCAAGGCTTGCTGGCCACCGAGAGCGCCAGTACCTGCTGCAACGTATGGAGCCATCAACTCGACGAATTTGTCGAACTGCCGACGCTGCTCTTCGATACCTTGTTGTGCTGCAGCGGCCTGAGTAGCTCCCGCACGCTCTGCCGCCTCTCCAGCTTGTTTTGCTCCGGTGATACCACCGAAGACGTCGCCGATCAAGTCACCGACAAAACTCATATTGTTCTCCAATCCTGTCGGGTCATACCAAGGACGTGCACATCTTTCACAGCGCCATTCTGGACGCAAGCGTGACGACGACGACCCTCGACTCTAAACCCAAGTTTCAAGCAATAATTCTTGGCTGATTCCAAGCCTTCGATCACATACGCAGTGACTCGCAAAATAGGGTGAGCGAAAGCCCAAGCCAAAAAAGCATGGCCGAGTTCGCGGGAATGCCAAATGGAAGACCGCTTCAAGAATGCATGAAGCTCCATTTCGATATCGGAAAACCGAATAGCCATGAACGCACCAGCAAAATCGCCACCGATCCAAGAAGACAGGTAGGTGACGGCTGGGTGGTTAATAGGGGCAGCTGGACGTTGGTCGTGACCGACCTTTGTGATATACGGGTCCGAATAGACCTCCAGAAGATGGCCCTTCGTGATCCCTTCAGTGACGGCTACCTGCAGCATCGTTTCTCCGAATACGGGGGAGTGAGCCGCTGGCTGCTCGATAGGCTCAGCACACGAATTTTCGCACACCGAAGACATTCTGTCAATCCCCCTCAGATTCGAATGACTTCTCTTCCCATGCTTGGCAGCTTCGCATGTCGTGGCAAATGAACCGGAACTTGTGACAAAAGCCACGAAACCCGGCATTCTCGTCCCATTCATTCCGTGGGATACGATCCATCTTGGCTTGAGTTCGAGGAGTGTTGTCGTAATATTCACAATTCGAGCACCGACGACGACGAGCATCTTTTTCGTCTATCTGCAACGCGTTACCTAACTTAGCCCAATAAACACGATTGGCGCTGGGTTCGTTCGATGGATCTTCAGGGCCAAGCATCCAATCAGTGATGACCACTCGGGTGTTCTTGCGGTTTTCGGCAGGGGTGATGAATTGTGGTTCAACCATCACGATTCCGTAATCATTCATACCATTCTCCTTTAAGTGATTTCGCGGCCAGAAGCGCGAATGGTCAGCGCTGTGGCTGAACTAGCGATGGTGGAGATAAAACTACTTGGCTCCAACGCTTGGCCGACCAACTCCGGGAAAGTGTAGGTCTCATCCGGAGCAATGGCACGAGTATCGACGATCAGGTTAGATGTACCTGCACTACCACCACTGGTCACAAGGTTGACACTAATAGTCACATTGCTGGCACTGGTATTGGTGGCAGTAAACTTATCGATAATGGTCTTGCAGTTCACTGCAGTATATTGCGTGGTCTGGGCGTTTTCGGCTTGCTTGGCCGGGATCAGGACTTTGATGGTAACGGTCATGGTTTCACCTTACTGTTGAACTTGAGTGACGGCCAGGATGAGGGCTGGCGAGCCTGGCGCAAACGCTGTGGATGCTACAGCGTCCAGCGTAACAGCGGTTGAATCTGACGCCCACATCAGTTCGACGTACTGGTTCGCATCCAGTGAGAAAAAGTCGCTACGAGCGACTGCTTTGTATTCGTTGTTGCTGCTGAGGGTAGTCAGAATCGACGAGTTTGCAACATCAGTTCCATTGACACGAAACCAGAGCCAAATGTTCTTGGTGCTGCTGCTGGTGGATGTAAGCTGGTAGGTGGCCGCAAAGTTGTAGAGACCAGACTCAGACACGACAATGCGCGATGCTGGTGTCCCGATGCTGATGCCGTTGGCAATGGGCGCGCTGTCAAATGTGATGGCGTATGCCGTATTGGTGGCCGCAGGGCTTTGGTCTGTGGTCTTGAGAAACTGGCCGTAGTATTGCTGTTGCTCGATGGTGGGGCGGACAAAGACTTCGCCATCCGTTGTTCCGACTTTGAGCACCGCAGCCACTGGCACCACATTGTCAGGTGCTGTTGGCTTGGTGGCCGTGAATGCGCCTGCGACTGTGGGGGACGCGTAGAGAATGTCACCAATACTGAAGGCGCTGGTGTTTACGCCGCGCACATGACCCCAGACTGTGCAATACCCTACCTCACCACTATCTGGTAGGTCGTGCGTCATCACCCCCAAAATGTAAAGCGTAGGGGTTGAACCATCAGCCAAGTAGGGGGAGACCGACAGTGTGTTATTTGCGCCGACGCCAACAAAGCCGACCACCGTGCCATTGGGGATGGTCACTCCGGTAGTGTTCTCCACCCTAGCGTATGTCTCCATGCCGATTTGCTGGATTACGCCGTACTCCATGCCAATCTCGATGGTCTGGTCGTCATCATTCCAAGCCATCCTGCGGATGCGGTCTACGTGTGGTGCTTTTGCATCAAAGTCGATGTAATCCGTCACCACCGAATTGTTGTTCTCAACGACTGGCGCTGTAGTCAACAATTCCAAGGATTGGGCAAGCCTGCTGATCTGAGCCAGTGCCTCATTCGCGGTAGCGGAAGCCGTGTCCGCCTGATATTCAAAGTCAGTGCCTACGATAACCTGTAATTCATCCACAGTGGAGAACAACAACTCGAACTGTTTGATCTGCTGTTGGTCGGTCAAGAACATCGCGAGTTGATCGCGAGTTAAGTTTAACTTTCGTGTTGCCATGATCAATGCGCCAATGGCTCAATTTGAGCTTCAAGCCGTATAAACGATAAATGCGCTTGACTATCACCACGAAATCGTTGAATACGCCAATTACGCATATGGCCTTGACGCAACCACACTAACCGTTTGGTGGTGTTCCCGGTGGTTCCAACCGTAATCGATCTGTCCTGACTCCATCCTATGCCGTCGAATGAATAGCTAGTGGAAACCATCGGGTTGATCCCTAACGCTACACGACCAGTCAGGGTGACTAATTCAAGCTCGTTGAATATCGCACCGTTACTTTCATTGTAAACAATCATCGTACCGAATTCCCAACGCACAATAGCGCCCCAATGGGAACCAATATCTTGGACCAAGTAGCCTACCGCACTCGACTGTGGGTCCCCGACTAACCACTTGTCATAAGCCCAAACCAAATTGCGAGCACGGTATTGGGCGAATCCGACTGTTGTTGAAACTAATGAATACCAAACTTGAGTCTCGAGCACTTGAGAAGCGGAAGCGTCGTAAACCAATGTACGATCCGGAAGATGGACGTACAAATGTTGATGTGCTTTATCATTACGTGCTTCAAGCTTAACGGTTGCCAGTTGTGCCTCAGTGTAATTCAGCAGCAATTCATCGATTTCTTGTGTGCTGATTTTGCTGGTCGTAGCACTGACGCCCAAATAGATACCGGGAGCTTCGTTACGACCAGATCCTAAGAAGGCAATGTTATCGACATAGAGGCAGCACGCCTGAACCCCGACACAACCCTTTTGTATCTGAGCACCGTCAATAACGGCGAACGGAAAAGGTACTGGAGTGATGACCCCGCCATATACCTCAATAGTGTAACGGTTAACCGCATAAACTTCGTTACGTAGCCTCAATAGGGATGTCACCGGATCTGGGTCCGCGATTGGCTCTTCAAAAGCAAAAGCATTGATAGTGAATGGATCACCAATATCGGTGACGAACAATCGAATACCATCAGTCAGCATGAACCGACCTTCGATAAAACAAAAATCGATAATCGGCCCAATTGACACCGAGGGATAATTTCCGACTGTGAGTGTCCCATTCCAGAAATAAATCTGACCACCAGAGGTGACGGCTAGATGATCAAAACTGTAATCGAAAATAACCAATTGATCAATTGGACCACCAACATCACCTAAAATGGTAACATCACCACTGCTGGCCACATAAACGAGTTTAGTGCCCATAACACGATAACAAACACCATTCCAGTTGATACCGCCACGATCGATGCCCGGACCAGTCCCGTTGGCCACAACGCCGTCACCGGGACGTAGAAAACCATTGCTGACTCCGGATTGCTTCGGAACAGGTACTAAATTTACCGGGTAACTGGTACGCAGATCTGGACCACCATCGGTAAAAACTCCATTGAAAATCGGGATTTGCATGGTTTACCACTTGACCTTGTTAGCCCAATACGCAGCACTCATTTTGCCCTTGGCAATGTTTTTGGCGTGCCGAGCCTTGAAAGACTCTCGACGGGTTTTGTCCGCCTTCGATTCGCCTTCTTTTTTAGGAGACCCTGACACTCCCTGCTGACCGAACCGAATGGTTTTTACCTGATCACCAGATTTCGCCACTACGACATGGGACTTGGTTGGATGTGCAGGAGTTCGCTTTGGCTTATTATAGCCAACAACTCCGATCCGAGCAAGTCTTGAGTCTTTGGTGGTCATATTTAGGCAACGCGATACCAACTATTAGTGGCTTGATAGAAACGCATTGTGAAAAATGCGTTCGCGGCTAATGTAGTGGGTGCACCGAATGCTGCGGCTGCGCCATTCAAAGCTAATGTGAAGCTGGTAATGATTTGCGTCGAAGTAACTAGTACTTGTGTCCCGTCAGGTGTTTGAGTATTCAACGGCAGTGTGACGGTACCAGCGGCCAACGTACCAGCAGGTTGAATGATCAACCATTGTTGTTGACTAACAGGTGTTTGGATCGCGATATTGAACCCGGTACCGGGAGTCGCCAACTGAGTGGAAACAGTGGGAGACGCGAACGATTGCTGGAAAAACTGCAGCAACGCTCCTACCGACACACGACGAGCATCACCGTTAGCAGGGGTATATACCGGGAACTGGTCACCGCTAGATACCTGACTCAGCAGGGGGAGTTGATAAATCAATGGCATGACTGTTCCTTAATTATACTGAATCGGGCCATCAGGTCCAGCAGTGGCCGGATCAAGAGGCGGACGGATGAATGGATCGTCGTAGACACGCCATGGCTTATTGCCCTGACCGGACGGCATGGTGCTTGGGAGTTGTTGTACGGGAGGAATCGCAGCACGGGACAACAAAGTGTTATAACCTTGCTTGGCTACCAATTTAGTGTCCATAGATACCGTTTTACCAAATCCGGGACCAATTCGAATTCCAAGGTTGGTAATAACCGCCTCATTTGCCGAATCTGGGACAAACGTTTCTTCATCCAAATCACTTTGATCAGGATTGGACGGGATCGGGTAACCGAGTCGAATGCCTTTAGCGTTCCACTCAGCCATCATCGCATCTAGGCGTCGCAACGCAGTTTGAAGATCTTGCGGTTGCAGATCGAACACGTAAGAAGCCAGTCCGATTTCTTCGAACGCTGCAGTCACGAACTGGCGCTTCGTGTAACTCATTTCATTCCTCGACTTGCTTTATTCTTCGCCGTGCGACTACCTCGGGTAGGCATGGACTTACCGGCGCCTTTTGCCGCCTTTTTAGCGGTACTCAAAGCGATAGCAACAGCTTGTTTTTGAGGCTTACCAGACTTCATTTCTTTGGAAATGTTTTTGCTGATAGACTGCTTGGAATAACCTTTAACCAACGGCATAGCTCACTCCTATACTAGAAGGGGGGCCGAAGCCCCCCATTCCAAATCGCCGATTAAGGCTGGTTGAACAACAAAATGCCGGACATTTCGGGTTGTTTGTTCACAACGCCGAACAGCGTATCAAGGCGATACTTGATGGTCATGCTATCGATGTCATAAAACTTCTGCATCACCAACTCGATGCCTTGGTCGGTGCTTGCACGCATCACTGCAGTACCAGCGTCGGAAGGCACGGCATAACGACCGGGAAGAATCTCGATCGAATCTTTTTGCCAGAAGGGGTTGATGTTGGAAGCGCCAGTGTTCAGCCAAGTCAGTGCGGCAGCGTCGGCGGCAATAGCCACTTCCACGTTCTTGTACTGCAACTGAGCGTCAGTTGGAGTACCTTGAGCACCGATGATTGGGGGGCTGATCACCATGGTAGTGCCGTCGGTCACGCTGATGACACGGAATGTCTTCAGTTGGCCAGTGGACTGCTTGGTGATGTGATGCACGGCGTACACTTCAGCGATCGTGAAGCAATCACCAGCGGCAATACCACCAGTGTTCGACACGGTGACGGTCTGGAAGCGGTTATCCACGTTGATCTGGCCACCGACCGAGTTCGAAGTCGCTTGGGGAGCGTAGTTCGCTTGCGAACCTGCACCGTTGGTGTCGATAGTGGTAGCACCGCCAGCGGCAACACCGATACGATTGGCGTAGTCGAGTTTGTAGGTGTCGAAACCTGCAACCATACCAACGAACGAGCGCTCGTAGGCATTTGCCGACTTGTTGCCAGTGAACGAACGAGTAGCAGCGGCCAAGTTGCCAGCCAAACCGTTGTAGTCGCGGCTGGACAAAGCCAGATAACGATCTTCAGTAGGAATGCCCTGCTCGTTCATGATCGAATCACACAAAGCCACGTCGTCGTAGTCACCAGCAGCGCCAGCAACGGGAACAACCAAAGTGCCTTGAGCAGCGGCCACATTCATGACGGCAACGTTGATGTCGGAAGCCAACTTCTGACGAGCGGACTGACCCAAACGGCCCTCTTGCAGAGCGTCACGCAATTCCAGAGTGGTCATGGTCCAAGGCACGGTCTTGCTGAAACCCAGAGTGGCGGGAACGGCCAACTGAGTCATGTTTTGGTAACCGGGAATTGGAGTACCGGGAGTGCTGTTGATCGACTGAGCGATATAGGGCTGTGGACGCCAGATGGTGTTGCGTGCACGCTCCATCATTGTTTGGTCAGTGTTATAGACCGAAACGTTGCGAGACAAGACCAGTGCGTCTTGGAAACCTTCGAGGAGATCTTCGAACGCGACGCGTTCTTCTTTACTAAATGCGTTTGCCATGATTGGCTCCTTTTGAATGAGAAAATGATTTAGGGGTCGCCCCCGCCGATTTACTCACCCAATTGGAGCCGGGCGGTAGCTCTGAATCTGTCATCTGCCGATATAGGGTTGGCGATACCACTTCAGACGAATTCTACACTACCGAAGACGTTCTGTCAACTATCTCACGCCTTTTTCTGCCTCTTGTAGGCCATGACCTTCGTGTAATCTCCTGTCTTCTCCGCTTCGGCACGCAGTCGGTTCAGGGTCGAATCGATCGAGCCGGATACAGGTCCGTTACCCGTGATGGACTTCGTTGGAGGAGGTGCGGTTTTGCGAGGGGTGACTTTCAAGGTGGACTCCAGTTTGCCGATGGCGATTGCGAATTTGACAGGATCTGTGATCGCAGATAACTCTGCGGCCTTCTTTGGGTTCTTACCAAGAGCATAAACCATCAGGGCAGGATTTTCCAGACCCTGAAGCATGATGCCCTGCTGAGTTACGTTGAACTTCTCTTGGACATATGACTCAGCATCGTCGAAATCTTTCACCTTCAATTCGGTTTTAGATTTTCCGTAACCGGCCAGCTTCGCTTCCCATGCTCGTTGTGACTCTTCTTGTTGTGCCAGTACTTGAGCTTCATGGGCATCGTGGACCCGCTTTCGATCAAACCAATCGGTCAACGCAGCTTCATACGCGTCTGGATCGTAATCATGATCGTCGAGAGTGGGCTTCTTTCCAAGCGCTGGAATTTTAGGCGCGGCCTGTCCGCTGACGGCTTGCAGCTTACTTTCCAACTCGCGAATCTTCTTGTCTTTTTCGCGGCTGGACTTGCGTAATTCGCGGACCCATCCCGGTGCGTTTTTATGATCTTCCTCTTCTTCAGGTGGGTCTTCACCAGCGATCGAGATTACAAGCTCTTCTTCGTCCGCATCGACTGTCTCTTCAGCAACTTCTTCGGTTGTCTCTTCGGTTGTCTCTTCGGTATTTTGCTCTTCAGCGACTTCTTCGGTTGTCTCTTCAGCGACTTCTTCGGTATCCTCAATGACCGCTACGTCATCGGACTCGATTTCCTCGGGTTGCTCGATGATAATCTTTCTTTTACCCATATCTAACTCCATTGCTCTCACCCAATTGAAACGGCTGGGTGGTTACCGTAAAATTATACTCCAGCGACTGGTCCTGCTGCTTCTTTCAACATCCCGCCGAGCGCTTGGGCCGATTCTATTGCCAACTTCTGAGAAGCTTGGTCAACACCTGCCAATGTTTGAATGGTCTTGGCACGAGCCAACTCAGCGTCGGCCACCGTTTTCACGACTCCGGCCCGTGCTCCAGCAGCTTTGGCTGTGGCTTCTTCGGCAGCGGCTTGCAGGAATATCGCGTTCGGATCTGGCTGCTGGTTCGCCATCGCAGCTTGCATCTGCATCATTTCTTCTTCGGTCGGCTGGACAACACCAGCCTCGACCATCTTCTTGCGGAAGAAATTACGAACATCGCTCAAGCCTTCGCCTTCCATGTTCATGATCGCGACAGATTGCAGTACCTGTTGGGCCTGTGGATCTTGGGTGATGGCCATCATCCCGGTGAGTGAACGAACGATAGCGGCACGTTGACTAGTGAACGATGGACCGACATCGACTGTAACGTCCAGATTCGCATCCGACAAGTCGTTTTCCATCTTAATCTCACCAGTGTCCTCGTCAACAGTCGGACGCTGCAACTCAACGGAACTCATATCGTTCTGAGCGTTAATCATCTTCATCTTGCGCTTGGGTTCGACGTACACGTCCTTAGCCATACCGAGCCAAACTTCACCGCATCGACGGATCGCCTTGGCCATGTTAGACATGTAGATGAACGTTTGCATGTCCAGACGTTGCTGGACCATTTCGACGGCTTTGCCGGAAATGTTGCTGACGATCTTGTCGCCCTGCTCCTGATTCCCGAGCACGTCCCGGATATCCTGCTCTGTGACAGATAGCAGCGCAGCCATCGCGGGGGGTACGGCGGGGGGTTTGGTGTACCCCACTGGACCAGATGGTGCCTGAGACCCGTCAGCGCCTGTCACAGGGTTGATGAGCATATAGGGGTAGTTCATTAGGTTGTCTTGTGCCCATAAATCCTGATGGCCAGCCACTTGCTCAGGAGTCATAATCGGCTTCTCAACACTGGAAAGCGCCGAGATCTCAGCCAACTTGGATCGCTGCATATTCGCCAACCGTTGTGCGTCCTTGGCCATACGCACGTGACCCATGCAACGTTCAACGTTGTCGATGAACCAGCGCTTGCCATACACAGGAATAATTGGAATGCATTTACCTGCGATATACCCGCAATCTTCGAGAATCTTGGATCCGGACATGATGTACATACGAACACGGCGACGCTTGATCTTTTTCTGCCGTACCTCGGTCGAACCGATCGCTTCAAGTTGCATCATCACTTCTTCAGTCAGTTCATCGGGAGTGTAACGGTCTTCGCTACCATCGATCGACTGGAAAATCCGGATTGTCTCCGAGACTTCTTCGACTCGGTAATACTCAGCCACGTATACCACGTCGGGGGTGAGCCAGTCGAATTCGTACTGATGGATCTCTTTCGACCAGCTTGCTGGGTCGTCGCCCCAAGTATCTTTGTACGCTTCGCGGGTCATGCTGTACAGCACGAAGCAGCGTTTCGCGTCGGCTTTGTCTTGGCGTTTGGCTTCCAGATCGAAGAACACTGAAGAATCCGCGTCGAAAATCGGTTCGATCCGGATCCGCTGACGGTCGTCCTCTGGATCTTCATCGTCTTCGTACTCAGTCTTCAAACGCCACGCACCGAAACCACCACCGACAGCCTCTTCGAAGGCGTTATCGTAGGCTTCATTCGCTACGCTGTCTTGCTCGTCGGCCCGATACAGACCGTCGCAAACGTCGGAGAGTCGGTCACCCTTCTCTCCCGTTTTGCTCACAAAATCAACCGTGATTCGGTTGTTCCGGTATTCGGTAAAGATCCGCTGCACGGACAGTGCGATTTTGTTGACTTCGAATTTCGGCTTGTTCTCGAATTGGTCGCCCAACGGACCTTCCCATTGAGCGCCAGCAATCGAATAAAAACGACGATCTTGGAGGCACTGTAGCCTTTCGTCGCGTAGTGCGGACTGAATGTTATCGAATTCAACCAACGCTTCTTGGTGGACAGCGTGGTGACGTTGTTCGCGAGTGACTCTTGCCATGATTTTCTCCGTTAACGCCAGTGATGTACTGACGGCATGATAATAATAGAACTATGCTCACCCGGTTTGTTTGGGGAGACCATAGCGGGAAACAATTCGGAAATGCCCCAGATTAACGCGTCGGCCCGGTTTGGGGAGCTATCGCCAACGTATCCGTTGGTCGTGAACCCGGACAATTCGTCTTCAAGATCCAGAAAGTAGCCGACGTGGCGCACTTTGCCTTGGTCGTACAACGCCGAGATCGGTTCAGCACGGACCACTTTACCGCGAGTAGCGGTTACCTTTCGGTAGTTCACTCGGGCGTTTCGGGCAGCGGCAGCGGTGCGGATCACGTGTTGAACCATTGCGCCACCGTAGTTCGCTTCTCCCACCACCGCATCGGCCTCGTGGCGAATGTACGCATCGACAGCAACTTTGCCCCAAGTGGACGGTCCCGCCTTCACTGTCAGGTCTTCCAGTACGTACGCATTTCCATCTGTACCGAGTCCAGTGACCACAATACCAATCGCGTCCGCCTCGGACCCAGCGTCGTCTCCAGATCCAGATGGGTCCACCGCAACCAGAACGCGCACGAGGTCGGGGATTTCGCCGTTGACCACTCGCCAAGTCTCGATGATTTCATCGTTGAACAACGCGTTGGGCGTGCCGTCACTGAATTCACCACGTAGGAAACGCTTTTGCAATCGGGGGCTGAGCGACTTGAGGGTGTCGAGGTAGTTCGAACTCAAGTTCTGCAAATTGTCTTCGGGGTTGATCCGAAAGGATACATAATTTTCGGGGTCCGGCAGTTCTTTTTTCGTCTCAGGATCGACTTTTTGGATGAACGACTTGTAGGCCCAATGGATCTTGTCCGTGGGGTTCATATCATAGAACGCACGAGGGACTAGGTAATTGCCGGGGGTGGTTTCGGCGAGTTGTGCCAGTCGGGTGATCGCTATTGAGCGGGAGCCGGACGGGATCTGTGAACACTCGTTGAAATAGATGGTCGCGTATTCTTGACCCAGAATCTTCTCGGTGCGCTCCTTGTCGTCCAGACCGCCAAACCAGATCTCGGAGCCGTTGGGGAGGGTAATGAACCAATCAGTCTTCGACAACGTATACTCAACGCCGGGGAAGCAGATCTCCATGACCTTGGGGAACGTGTCAAGGATAATCGACGCTTTGATGTGGTTGAAACGGTAACGCAGGATCGCGTGACGGGAACGCTTTGCTTTCAACGCACGTAGTACGATGTTTCGCACGAGCAGAAACGTCTTTCCGGAACGGGAACCGCCGAACAACATCCCGTGAGTGGCTGGTCCGGAGAGGACCGCCATTGCAGCCTCTTGACGCTCTGTGAGTTTGAACTCGCTCATATATTAACGTCGTATTTGCTGACCAGATTGATTTGCACGTTGACTGGACCATTACCGCGATCACCGTGCTCGAATTTGTTGTAAAGACCGACTACCTCGCCCCGTGACCGTTCGGCTTGAAGCGCGATCTTGAGTTGGCCCTGCACCTTCGCCATATCGCGGATGATGGAAAGTTCCTGCAAGTGCGTACCCAGAGAGACGAGCGTCGACTCTTTGATCGTCTCGGATAATTCTTGGATTCGCGCCGCGATCTGGGGCTTTGCGAGTAAGGCCCGTCCTCGCGCCATTGGTGTTTTCGCGTCTTCACCAAACACCATTCGGTAAGCGCTGGACAAATTCCCACCGCATTCGACGACAGCCAACGCAAAAGAATCTTCATCTACCGACAGCGGTGGAAGCTCCGGCTCCTCGACCACGACAGCGGGTACGTCGATGACGACATCTTCTTGCAGGGTTGAGAGTTGATCCATTACGTGAGTATACCACACGGGAACGCGCTCGTCAAATCCTGTGGATCGTAGTAGGTGGTAAGGCATATTCTCGATATATTTTTTGTTCCGGAGAAAGAGGCATATGGCCGACGTTTCAGGAGAAAAGATGGGGGTAGCTCATCCGGTGAGCCTCATGACTAGGCCCGAGGGCTGTAGGACACGGGCTGTGGTAAGGCATATCCTCGATATTTTCCGGTGTAGAAGAACCCCCCTGTACAAGTCCAGGGCAGAGGCCTCTTCGAGGGGTGCCCCCGCCGTATACCCACCCGGCCCTGCGAATCGTGCCGCAAGCCGAAGGTCGCGCCTTCACGAATAGCGGCCAGCGTCCCGCGAATCACTTCACGCGAACCCCCGACAGCGGACCCCGAGCAGCACCCGTCGCCCTACCACACACGGACCCCATCCGTCAATCACTGCTGCGACAGACCTCCGATCTTGACCCACTCCAGCAGACCCCCCCACTCCACCCCACTCCTATCTCTCGTCCATGAGGTTCGTCACGCTCCACACGTCCCCCATCCTCCCCCCCGCCTCCTACCCTCTCCGCCTCCTACCCCTCCACTACATAAAAAAATAGGAGGGGGTGGAGTGGGGTAGTGGTCCCGAGGGAGAGACCCCCCACCAGCTAGAGGAGTAGACCCCAGAGGGGGGGAAGGAGTAGGTCAGTTAGTGGGCGCTAACTTCGCTTCGTGCTGCTTGCCGATCACGCCTCAGACCCGTGGAGGGGGGTGGAGCGGTCCACGGCTGGCGCTCCGTGCTCCTAGTGTGGCGTCGCTACAACATTCGCCCCGCCTTGTTTCACGTGAAGCACCTCTCGACCTCCTCGCTCCATGTTGCTCAGACCCCTTGTCGGAGCCGGTATTGACATAGCCGACGCATCTCGACCCCCTTTCCTTGCCCTCCGAGATACCTTCCTTGTCATTTGTTCCACGAGATGTTTCACGAAGTTGGCACGCCTTTTGCTTTCGGTCTTGCTGGCACGTTGCTTGCTACGCGTGCGCGCCTAGGCGCGCTTTTTATTCAGATGGCGGTCCTCTCCCGGTCTTCGGATCTTGTTACACTTTGTTACAACGCCTGACGCGAAGCTTACACGAGGGGATTACAGGCGGTCCTTCGCCATGTTATAATACAGGTATGGATCGAGGCACAGGGCTTCGGTCCTCAATAGCCAGATAGGAGCACGACATGACCCAAGACACCAACACCGACCGCGACGCGATCAACCCCCAAGCACTGGCTCTCGCCGTCCGTGCCTATATCCGTCCGCAGACTCGAAGCGACGAGGCCGACGTCGCCCTTGAAGCCGCTCTGCTGGAACAGGGCGTGATGGCCTCCCACGAGGCGATCGAAAGCATCGAGATCGACACGTACGGCGTGATCGTCGTAGTCGAGGCGTACATGTTTGAACAGGTCACCCTGTTCATCGACATCAACGGCGTCGTAAACGCCTGCACCGCCGATTAATCCCCCCATAGTCCAATAGGAGCACCGACCATGACCACAGCACACCACTTCATCCCCCAAGCTAACAAGACATACGCCACCCGCGAAAACGCGATCAAGGCGGTCCAGCGGGTCTTCGGACCAGACACCGGACACTTCGGCGCTGCTGATGTCCGCTACGTGCTGATTCAGCACGACGACGGGCGTTGGTTCCCGGTCTTCTTCGGCCAGTCAGCGCTGGAGCACGGCATTCACCACCGATTCAACGTCATGGCCTAAGCCCCCATGTCGCACGGGTGACAGCAGACCAGCCAAGCCCGTGCTACAATAGAATCTCAATCAATCAATAGCCCATAGGAGTCCCATCATGACACGCACCACCAAAGCCCAGACCACCAGCTTCGAAGCAATCCTGCAAGATCAAGCCACCGAGACCGCGAAGCGCACCCGCAAGACCCGCCAGCCCGTGAAGGCGCTGAACAAGTCCGCCGAGACGATCGCGGCACAAGCCAAGGCGGAAAAGCAGCGCAAAGCCGCCAGCAAGAAGGCGCTCAAAGCCGCCACGACCCCGAAAGTCGTCAAGCCCTCCAAGCCCGAGCCGATGGCCAAGTCGGTCGACGCGAAGAAGGCCGAGCACGACGCCTACGTTGCCGCTCTCCGGATCGACGCCGAAGCCCTCGGGGTGGACCCAGATACCTACGTCGCCGAGCAACTCGCCGAAACTCCGAAGTCCGGCTACGTGGGTCCGATGCTGGCCCTGCGGACTGCCGTGAAAAAATACGTCGTCGCGCCGAATGGCCAACCGTGCTGTGGCGACGATCTGGCCGAGATCTGCGGAGCCTACCCCCGCGAAGCGGTCGTGGCGGGTCTCGTGGCCGCTCTGGGTCTTGGCTCCAACCCTTACCTGCACCTCAATCCCGGCCAGCAGTCGATGAACCTGCGGAATAAGGCACGGACCGCCCTGAAAAACGGCGTCGTGACCGCCGACCAGATCCGCTCCGCCCTTGTAGCCGCCTAAGATACCCAGCCCCCCGAGAGGGGGGTTCCACGTGAAACAACTCCGAAAGCCCCAAATGTCCGATTCCAAGCCCACCCTCCCCGACGTACTGGCCGCAATCGCGATCGGTCTCGCCCTGTGCGCCCTCCTGTTGCACTCCCTTGACGCCCTCTTTTACTGAAAGCACGACCATGGCACGACGCATCAAATTCGAAGATCTCGCCCTGCAACTCGACCGCCTGAACACAGCCGCGAAAGTCGCAGCCCTCCCTCAATACCAACTCGATGCCGGATACGAAGGCCGATTCCGACTCGTTGATCATAAAGGTCGTGGCGTGCTCGGAGCCTCGACCGGACTCGGACTGGCCTCGATACCGAAGCGCGAATTGCTGCAGCGGATGGAGGACTTCACCCTCGGAATCGAACTCGCCTGTCTCGCGATCGGGCGACGCGACAACGTGTTGCAGCCGAACAACACCTGACCGAAGGGGGGTTGACAGATGTCCGACCCCCTGTTATAATAAAAATACTGGCAATCCCGCTGGTACCAATAGCTAATAGGAGAAATGAAAATGGCAAATCAAGAAGTCCGCTTCGACCCGCTGCAGTACATGGACCTCGACCCCACCCTGACGCTGGCGCAAGCCACTGCACAGGCGCGAAAGGACCGTGATCTTTGCCTCCGAGTCGCCCGTCAAAAAGGCGCGAAAGAGTGCAAGGGATGGAGCCTTCGTGGACAGCTTCGCAAATACCGAGCTTGGGGTGTCCCCTGTGGCCACACTCGCACGGTGTACTACATCACAATCTACGAGTGAACAGCACGAAAACCCCACGGACCGCCGAATTACTCGCTTCGGCGGTCCGGATCTTGAAGACCAGCGAGAACTCATTCAACCTTGAACACTGGAGAACCACCATGGCACGCACCCCGACCCCGAAAGCCCCCCGCCCAATCAAGCAGCTTGGCGGACCGAAGCACGCACGGCACGCGAAACCGAGCAATACCGAAGCAGCACCCGCTGCTGCCCCCCTTGACACGACATCTGGAGGTGCGGTACAATCGGGGTTCTCGATTTTTAACCAAACCCCTGTGAAGGAATCCCTCATGAGCGCACAAGATGCTGAAAAGATGACTACAACCGCCGAAGAGCGCAAAGCACAAGCCGCTGCAGCCAAGGCCGAACGCGACGCCGTGAAAGCTGCGAACGCCACAGCCAAGGCCGAACTTGCCGCCGAAAAACTGGCCGCGAAAGAAGCGAAGGCCGCTGCGAAAGCCGAAGCCGCCACAGCCAAGGCGCAAGCCCGAGCCGACGCAAAAGCAGCACGCGAAGCACGACTGGCCGAATTGGGTCCACAAAGCAAGATGGCCGCTCTGCGTGACGCGAAGAAGAATTACGTCAAGTCCGCCACTGGTCTGCTCCGCTCCAACGACGAACTCGCCCAAGCCCTCGACGCGGTGACCGCCACCAACGTGGTCCACATGGCCATGGAACTGCTGCAACTGGAGCACAACCCCTACGCCCGACTGAACGTCGGTCAACAGTCGATGAACCTCCGCAATCGCTTGCGTGGTGCCTTGAAGAAGGGTCTGATCACCATTGCCCGAGTGGTCGAAGTGCGCGACGCTGGTGGTTACGCGATCCCCGCCGAAGATATCGCCGCGAAAGCAATCGCGAAAGCCGAACGCGACGCGAAGCGCGACGCGAAGCGTGCAGCAAAAGCCGAAGCGGTCGCCGCCTAAGGCGTCCAAGGACTGGCCCCCCTGAAAGGGGCCGACCCCCACTCAATAGCCAATAGTTAAATCAAGGACATCGAAATGTTAACCGAAATCGTACGATACCTGAAAAGCGTGTACGGCACGCCGAGCGCTGAGGCGATCGCACTGCGAGAGCTTGAGGACACAAAGCGCCGATTGCTCGAAGCTCAAAGCGCTAAAGAGTACGCCGAATCGATGGTGAAATACCACGAAACCCGAATCAAACGCCTCACCACTTATCTGCGTGAAGCCCACGAAGCCACCCCCATCCACCTTGGAGATATTGGAAAATGACCCACGACCGCGAACACCTGATCATGAATCCCGCTGGAGTTTACCAGTTCCGAGAGCTTGAAATGATGATTCTCGATCACCTGAAGGCCACCGGACAACTGAAGGCCACGCCCGATGAGGCGCACGCCCGACAAAATGCGATCGGACTTGGAAGCATGATGATCGACTTGATCATGGTCGCCGACAATCTCGGGCTTGACGTTACTCAATGTCTCGCCACCGCCTACCTCCACCGCACCGGGAAGACACCAAAATGAATCACACGGAAGCCGAGTACATCAACGCCGGGTTCCACTATGAACGCGGTACGTGGAGCAGTTATTCAATCATGAAGATGATCGAGTCCGAGCGGATCGAAGACCGAGCCGAAGCACGACGATTGATCGAGCGTGGACGCCAAGAGGCACGGGAGAAAGAAAAATGATTGGAACTCGCACACAATCCGATGACGATGACCGTGACTTCGATTTGGAGGACGAGCGTGCCGAGCAGCAATTTCGGGACCGTCAGCACCGGAGCCGAATGAGTCTACCGTTCGGTCACCCGGACGCGGAGGAGCCGGAAGATGACTGAATGGGGAGACATCCCAGAGCGAATCCTGCGAGTACTCCACGAGTATGGGCCGATGACTGGACAGGACATGGAGGAATTGCTAGATATTCCGGCCCATATCATCAACAAGACGCTTCGCCGAATGCGCCAGCCTTCTTTGCGGAAAAAGCCACTCGGAGAGCGTCGGGTCCACATTATCGATTGGGCACCCGAAGCCGAAGGTCAGCGCGATTATCCCCGACCGATCTACGCTGCTGGCCACGGAGAGCACAAGAAGCGCCCACCGAAGAAGCACCGAAACGCAGTCGTTCGCGATTACTACCGGTCCAAGAAAGCCAAGACCCGCATGAATTTTGTTTTTAACCTCGGAGGTATAGCGTGACTCACCCACCTGAATACAGTAAAGCCGGACGCGATCAGTTCCGAAGAAAATGCGATTGGTACACTGCCATGCAGAACGCCCTCCGCTTTTATGAATGGGAGATGTACCAATACGCCATGGAGCAACAATTCGTGGCCTACGCCATCCGCGACGAAATCGAAGCGGCTACCCCACTCGATGGGAAAGATTGGCAGTTTGGTGAATATTTATACCGACTTGGAGAACCGTCATGAGCAAGTATACTCGAACCATCAAAGGCGTCAAAATCGACGTCTACGACATCTTGCAAGCGTGGGAAGTAAAGAATCCCGCACTTCAACACCTGATCAAAAAGGCACTACAGCCGGGAGCACGCGGGCACAAAACCCGACAAGAAGACATGACCGACATCATGGTCTCAGCCGAAAGAGCGCTGCAATTGGAAAATTTGTCGATGCCGAGGTATCAGCCGACACATTCGGAAGGTAGCGAACCATGAGCGAATCGATCCATCCGATAATCCGGTCCCTGTTGAAAAATACTGACGGGCTAACCATCGCTGAATTACACACGCTTACTGGTCGGTCCGATGCCGTGATCCGTCGATCGCTGGAGTCCATGGCCGATGCGTATATAGACCGCTGGGGCGAGAAGGTACGAGGACAGTACCCCGCGATCTGGTGCGTGGTCACAGTACCCGAGAACTGTCCACATCCAGAGGATGAAGCATCATGAATGAGCGTATTAAGATAAAGTTCGACCCGAAAACGCGCCGCCTCGTGATGACCGTGCCGTTCTATCTGGCCGACGTTGCACGCGAGTTCCCATCTCGTCGTTTTGAACCGAAGACCAAGACTTGGCGATTGCCGCTCGTGAAGAGCAATATCGCACACCTCGAATCGGTCAAGAATCGGTATGCTTTCGAGTTCGACGCTCCAGCGCTTGACGCGATTGCCGACTACCAGAAGCTCACCGCTGCACCGAAGAAGGTACCGTTCCCGCAGCACGTCTACGACTTCACCAAGTCCGAGACCGGGTACCGACCGATGGACCACCAGTTGACGATGCTCGATACCGCGTGGGGTCTCAAGGCGTCCGCTTGGTTCGCCAAGATGGGCACGGGAAAGACCTTTGCTACCATTCACCTCGCGATGGCTCGATGGATCGCCGGGGAGATCGATGCGGTCGTGATCATTTGCCCCTCCACCCTCCGCTCCGTGTGGCGCAAAGAATTCGTCAAGTTCGCCACCCGACCCTACGTGTTCAAGAGCTTTGAACCTAAGGCCGCTTGGTACGACGATTTCTGTGACGCGAAGCCCAAAGACGAGCTTCAAGTTCTCGCTGTCTCGGTCGAGGGTCTCGGGATCTCCGCTGGTTTGTACGATTCGGTTTGCAAGTTCTTCGCCTCCAACAAGCGCATTTTCGTGGTCTGCGACGAGTCCAGTCGAATCAAGAACCCCGACGCCAAGCGGACCGAGCGTACGATTCAACTCGGGCAGATGGGCGAGTACCGACTGATCTTGAACGGCACGCCGATCGCCCTTGGGATCCACGACCTGTGGTCACAATTCGAGTTCCTCGACCCGAACATTATCGGGATGGGAGACTATTGGGCCTTCAAAACTCGTTACCTTGTGAAAGGTGGTTACGAGAACAAGCAGATCGTCGGATACCAGAACGTCGATGAATTGATGTCGATGCTGGCTCCCTATACCTGTGTTGTCGGTAAAGAGGTACTGAACCTGCCGCCCAAGGTGATGACTGAGCGATTCGTTGAAATCACGCCCGAGCAAAAGCGACTGCTGAAAATCGTGGCGAAGGGAGCCAGTGCGGACCCGAATGCACCATACATCAAGACGGAAAACGTGCTCGAAAAGGTGTTGCGTGCCCGACAAATCGTGGGAGGGTGGTTACCGAAAGGCAAAATCGAGTGGAAAGAGATCGAGGGCCAGCCAGTCGAGACGATCACCACCGAATTGATCCCGCTGGACAAGAATCCCAAGATGGACGGGTTGTTCGAACTGGTCGAGGACAACTTCGACGGATCCAAGTTCATCATCTGGAGCACCTTCGTGCACGAAATCGAGGCGATCCGGGATCTGCTGATCAAGAAGTACGGGTCCGAGTCGGTCGAGTGTTACTACGGTGGTACCGCGATGGAGGACCGCTCACGGATCGAGGACAGGTACTGTAACGATGCGACGCTCCGCTTCTTCATCGGCCACCCGACCGCTGCAGGTCTGGGACTGACCCTGATTTCGGGCGAGAACGACGTGATGGTTTACTATTCTGGCACGAACGCTTACATCGACCGAGCACAATCTGAGGATCGCGCCCACCGAATCGGCCAGAAAAACACGGTGACGATTGTGGACCTGATTGCCGAGAAAACGATTGACGAGGTGATTGTCGAGTCGATTCGCGGGAAAATGGACGTGGAAACGTACGTGACGACAAAGATCCGTGATGGTAACAGCATCGTAGACCTGCTCGTGAGGGACTAGACACCGGGGGCCGGGTCTGGTACAATAGAACCATCTAGTCGATAGGATCAAAAAATGAGCAAAGTGTGGATCATTAAGGAACAGGTCATTCGTGGCGATGCGGGTCCGATCGTTATGGATTACTCCGCTGCCATGCAATTTGGTGAACTCCAGTTCATCACCAGCCACGATATGCCAATGTACGGCAAATCAAGCGTGCTGGATATGTGGAACGAAGACGTAAAACGCTTTGTAGACGAGTATGACGAGTACGCAGACTACGTTGTCACCACTGGCCAGCCGACCGCCATCTTCGGTATCGGTTGGGCCTTGGGTGTTGCTGAAAAAACCCCTCGATTCCTTGTGTGGCGTCGGGAAGAGGGTAGGTATCGTGTCGTTAATTTTGACGCCGCGACTTTTGTTGACGCTTGAACATAGGAAATAGTAAAATGAGCATGGACGATCTCCGTAGCCAATGTGCACGAATGAAAGAACTGCAGGGTCAGAAAGACAAGCTGGAGACAGATCTTTCTGATATCAACAAGGAATTGGACCTGATCCGTACCAAGAAAATCCCCGAGTTGATGGGGTCGATGGAACTCCGCAACGTCACGATCGAAGGTCTTGGGCGTGTTCAGCTTGCCGCCGACATCTACGCGTCGACCCGTGAAGGTCAGAAGGAAACCGCCATGACTTGGCTCCGGGATTGCGGTTACGATAACATGATCACCGAGACCTATAACGCGTCGAGCCTCAAAGCGCTGTTCCGTCGAATGATCTCCGAGGGGGTTGACATCCCTGACGACATCTTCAACATCCAGCCCTTTATCCGTGCGTCGATCGTAAAAGCTTAAAAAATCGTCTGTCCACGTGGATCGGGGCACACCGGACAGATTTTCAACCGCCCCTGTTTTTAAGGAAATCAAAATGGCTACCACCAAGAAGACTGAAGTCGCAGTGAAAGAAGAAGGCGCACTGGCATTCTCGCAAGAGGCACCAGCCTATCTGAATCAAGGCTCCGCTCGTGGATCGGAAGAGGTCAAAGCCTCCGACATCGTTCTCCCCCGACTCGAAATCGTCCAAGCTCTCTCTCCTATCAAGGAAGTGAACGACGACGCTCGTGAGGGCTACCTGTTCAACAGCGTCACCCAAGCAGTGATCGGCGAAATGATGTACTTCGTTCCCGTTTACTACCGTATGGAGTATCTGGTCTGGAAAGATCAAGACCAAGGTGGTGGATTCTTCGGTTCGTTCAACAACCAGAAGGACGCGGAAGACCGGAAAGCTCAGGCAGTCGCTGAGGGCGAGAACCCCGAGCACATCGAGATTGTTGATACCCCTGTGCAGTACGGTATCCACGTGCTGGAAAGTGGCGAGATCGAGCAGATCGTGATTTCCATGGCCAAGACCAAATCCAAGGTCTCACGCAAATGGAACGCTATGATCCAGATCGCTGGTGGTGACCGATTTAGCCGGGTCTACAAGATTACCACGTTCCGTGACGAGAACAAGAAGGGTCAAAAGTTCTTCAACTTCGTCGTGCAACCCGCTGGTTACACTCCCGAGCGTGTCTATCGCGAAGCCGAGAAGATGTACGAAGTGCTCAAGACTCAGGATTTCCGCGTTGCCCACGAGACCGTGTTCGAAGCGGACGGATCCGACCACCCAACGACCGCCGACCGAGGCGAACTCTAAACCATTTCCTCCCCCCTCCCCCGCAAACTTTGCAGTTGCCAGCGGGGTTTTTGCCTCCAGCCTTCGGGCTGGGGGTTTTTTCAGACGATAGATCAATAGCATGTTCCCACGAATTCCACCAAAAGCGCCTATCGGTTTCGACTACGAGACCAGTGGGCTGAATTATTGGCATCCAGATTTCCGCGTCATTGGCGTCTCAGTCGCTGTTGGCCAAGAGGGTTGGTATTGGGATCTCCGGACCACCCCCAACGTTGTCCCATTCCTGCGTGACTTGCTGGTCGACCGGGTAGTGGTGGCACATAACGCCCAATTCGAAGTCCAGTGTACCCGAGTACTCGGAATCGACCCAAGAGGGGTTGACTGGTATTGTACAATGGTTAATCAGTGCTTGATTGACGAGCACCTCATGTCTTACGCTCTCGCGTCTGTCGCCCGAGCCAACGGGATCGACACGAAGAAGGACGAGCATCTAGAGGCTATCCGTGCCGCGATGGGATGGAAAAACGCCGCCGAGGTACTCGCTCGGTTCTCCGAGGTACCCCCCGATATCGCCGCCCCCTACGGCATCTCAGACTCTCTCGACGCACTTCGGATCTACGAGAAGCACCTGCCCGAGATCCAGCGTCAAGACCTCCAGCGAGTGTCCAAGCTCGAAATGGACCTGCTCCCCGTCTTGGCCGATATGTCTTGGCACGGGGTCCGTGTTGATCTGGAAGCAGCGCACGCCGCGATCCCAGCGCTGGACGCGAAAGAACTGGAGTTGCAGCGCGAAGTGGACGAGATCGTCGGCGCTCCGTTCAACGTCAACTCGTCGCCCCAGATCCGCGACTTCTTCAAGCCTGAGCCAGTCAACCGCTTCCAATGGAAGTTGATCGACGGCACGCTCGTGGGACCGACAAAGGGAGGAAAAGGCCCATCACTGGACCAGAACGCGATGCGGGAAATTAAGCACCCGTTGGCCGCGAAGATTCTGGAACTCCGCAAGACGATCAAGCTTCGCGACACGTTTATCCGAGGTCACGTAATCGGGAGTGCAGACCCGGACGGATACGTCCACACGTCGTTCAACCAGACTCGAAACGATGCGGACGCTGGGACTGTAACGGGACGGCTGTCTTCGACCGATCCGGCGCTGCAGCAGATCACCAAACGGGACAAAGACAACGCGGCCATCCTTCGCGCCATGTTCATGCCGGACCGTGACCACACTTGGCTCTGTGCCGACTATTCTCAAGTCGATTTCCGCTGTGGTGCTCATCTCCAGAATGACCCTGCTGTGATTGCCGCCTACCGAGAGAATCCAGCGCTAGATTATCATCAAGTCGTCTCCGACATGACGGGAATCCCGAGGAATCCGGCTTTTGCTGGCGCTCCGAACACGAAGCAGCTGAATCTCGGTCTGTCCTTCGGCGCTGGTCAAGGCAAGCTCGGGTTCATGATGGGTATGCCATACGAGGTGCGAGAGTACAAGGGTAAAATGCAGTACGTACCGGGACCAGAGGCAGTGGCGGTGTTCGAATTGTACCACCGGAAGCTCCCAGCGGTCAAGGAATTTATGAAGCGTGCCGAGAACGTAGCAAAAGAGTCGGGGTACGTCAAGACCCAGATCGGTCGCCGCCTCCGATTCCCGAGAGGGCAAGGGTCGCATAAGGCCGCTGGGTTCCTATACCAAGCGTACGCGGCTGACATTCACAAAGCCGGATTGATTATGGTGGATGCCGCAATCCGGGAGATGGGGCTACCTGCGCGACTGATGTTGTCAGTGCACGACGAGATTGGCGTTTCGATGCCGATGGACGATGACGTGAAAAACGTGATCGTCAAGAACTATACCAACTTCAACGGTGAAGATTCGCCTATCCAGATGCGGGTGCCGATCGCGGCCAGCGCTGACTACGGTGTTAATTGGTATGAAGCAAGTAAAAACTGAAAGGAAACTGTAAAATGCCTCATAAGATCGATATGGTACTGGATTTCCAGTATGGTTCCACTGGTAAAGGTTTGATCGCTGGTTATCTGGCCAAGCGCGAATCGTACGACACCGCTATCTGCGCTTTCGCGACAAACGCGGGACACACTTACATTGACGAGCAACGCGGAATCCACGTGATGACGCAGCAACTCCCGACCGCGATCACCAGCCCGTCAGTGCAAACAATTCTGATCGGACCCGGATCCGCCATCCACCTGCAGACACTGCAGGAAGAGATCACCCGGTACGCCCAATACTTGGAGGGCAAGAAGGTTCTGATTCACCCGCACGCTGCTGTCGTAGAAGATTATCATGCTGAATTCGAAATGTCGGATGGCCGCACCAAGATGGGGTCGACCGCAAAAGGCGTGGGTGAAGCTTACATCGAGCGAATTCGCCGGAACCCCCAAAACCCGAATACGATCGGCCACAGGGTCTCGACAGCCGACGCTCTCTATGGTATGATCGCCACTCCAGAGGAGTACCGGGACGCCCTCGCCGCCGCCGAATCAGTCATCGTCGAAGGCGCTCAGGGTTATTCTTTGTCGATGTACCATGGCCAATATCCATATACCACGTCACGCGACGTTACACCATGGCAAGTGGCTGCAGATTGTGGGTTGCCTTATCGTTGGGCTTCCTACATTCAGGTTATCGGCACGTTGCGCACTTTCCCGATCAGGGTCAGCAACCGCGACGGATCCTCTGGACCTCATTATCCTGATCAAGTGGAGTTAAAGTGGGAAGATATCGGCCTTCAGCCAGAATTGACGACAGTGACCAAGTTGCCACGTCGGATCTTCTCGTTCAGCCAGCAGCAAATGCAGGAAGCCTTGTTCCATTGTGGCGGTTATTGGAACACCCGGTTGTTCTTGAACTTCGCCAATTACGTAACCGACAAAGAGTTGCTGACTGAAATGATCGAGATGATCGAGTCTCCCACCAAAATAAACATGAACAACGCTAAAGTGGCTTGGATCGGTAACGGTCCTGATGACAAGGATGTGGTGGCGCTATGAACCAACTCGAAATGGACCTCGACTTGACTATCGGAGATCTGGAAGTTGAAAACCGGATGCTCCGTGCCCGTAACCGCCGACTCGAAGACGAGAACCCTCATGACATCGACGTGTTGGCCAACACCGTATTCAAATGGGCGAACGAGGCATTCCCGGACCGGACCGACGCCAGCATGTTCCTCAAGATGTACGAAGAGATCGGAGAAGTGATCCGCTCTGGTGGTGACCGTTTGGAAGTCGCCGACCTGTTTATCCTGATTCTTGACTACGCGAAGCGCAAAAATGTCGTACTTAGCGACGCGATCGGCGAGAAGCTGGAAATTAACCGTAATCGTGACTGGAAGCTCAATAGCAACGGCACAATGAGTCACAAGGATAAATAATCATGGATGACTTTCGCGTAGATGTGGACATTGATCCAGCATTGGAAGCAGTGACCCGATTTCAGTCGATCAAACG